AAGCCTAGGTACTATGCGACTTGGGACATGGGCACAATAGCTATTGCGCCTACACCAAATGCGGTGTATAAATTTGAGATTGGTATTACTAAAAAACCAACAGGCTTAGGTACTAGTAATACGACTACATGGGTCAGCGTTAACGCTGAACGTGCTTTATTATATGCCTGCATGGTGGAAGCCTTTAAATTTTTAAAAGCACCACAAGATCAACAAGTATATGAACAAGCTTTTCAAGAAGCTCTTCAAGAACTTGCTCAAGAACAATTAGGTAAAAAACGAAGAGATGAATATAGGGACGGAAGTTTACGTATTCCTGTACCTTCTCAAAACCCTTAATAGGAGAAAATTATGGCAATATCACAGGCAGTTTGTAATGTATTCAAACAAGAGCTTTTAAAAGGTAATCACGATTTCGATGGTGGTGCTACTTACTATATTGCGTTGTATACTTCTTCAGCAACTATGGGTGCGACTACTACAAAATATGTAACAACTAACGAAATATCAAACTCTTCTGGCTCTGCTTATTCAGCAGGTGGAAAAGTTTGTGGCAACCCAGCAGTAACCGGTGGATCAGGTGTTTCTACAGCTTATGTTGACTTTGATAATGTTAGTTGGGCTAGTGCTTCATTCACTGCAAACGGTGCTTTGATTTACAGACAAGATGGTAGTGCTCCAACTAATGATGCTGTTGTTGTGTTAGCATTCGGTGGTGACTTTACAGCTTCAAACGGAACATTTGAAATTCAATTCCCAACAGCGGGTGGTGGATCAGAGATCATCAGATTAGGGTAAGGAGTTTAAATGGCCCTTGTTCTTAATGATCGAGTCAAAGAGACTAGCACCAGCACAGGTACGGGCACAATAAATCTCGCTGGAGCCGCTCAAGGCTTCACGACTTTTGTTGCCGGTATTGGTAATAGTAATACAACTTACTATTGTATAGAAGCTGATGGTGGAGCAGACTTTGAAATAGGTATTGGCACTGTCACTGACGCAACTCCCGACACACTCTCACGTGACACAATTCTTAGAAGTTCTAACTCTAACAATGCTGTAAACTTTGGCGCAGGTACAAAAAATGTATTCTGTACACAACCTGCTAGTAAAGCAGTGTTTGAGGATGCAAGCGGTAACGTAACAGTTGCCGGCACAGTTGATGGTATTGACATACAGACTAGAGATGGGGTTTTAACTTCTACTACAACTACAGCTAACGCCGCTTTACCTAAAGCTGGCGGAACTATGTCAGGTAATTTAGTTTTAAGTGGTGCTAACATCACTATGTCAGGTTCAGAAACTGTTGACGGCGTAGATATTTCAGCAAGAGATTCAGTATTAACTTCTACAACCACTACAGCAAATGCAGCTTTACCTAAAACTGGTGGAGCTATGACAGGCGCTATTACAACTAATAGTACGTTTGATGGTCGTGACGTTGCAGCTGATGGAACTAAACTAGATGGAATAGAGGCTAGTGCAGATGTTACTGACACTGCAAATGTTACTTCGGCTGGAGCATTAATGGATTCAGAAGTAACTAACTTAGCACAAGTTAAAGCATTTGATTCATCAGATTATGCAACTGCAGCTCAAGGAACTACAGCAGATGCTGCCTTGCCAAAAGCAGGTGGCACGATGACAGGTGATTTAATAGTTAGCGATGATGTTAAAATAGAAATAGGAAATGCTTCAGGTGGTGATTTACAGATTTATCATTCATCAACAGATAACAATTCTTATATAGATGAAAATGGTTCTGGAAGTTTAATTATTCGTGGAAATGATTTAGTTCTTGGCAAATATACAGGTGAAACATATGTAGATTGTAACGTAGACGGTGCTGTTGAACTTTATCACGATAACGCTAAAAAGTTCGAAACCACTGCGTCGGGAGCGACCCTGACTGGAGCCTTAGTTGGTGACGTTGTATCTGGTCAAACAGCAGAAACAAGTATTGCAGGGGCAGATTTAATTGCAGTCTATGATACATCTGCAGGGGCAATAAGAAAAGCAACTATAACTAATGCAGCTTTAGCTGGACCGACTGGACCAACAGGACCTACGGGCCCAGGTGGACCTACGGGCCCAGGTGGACCTCCAGGACCAAGTGGTGGAACAGGACCTACCGGACCCGATGGACCCGATGGACCTCCAGGACCAAGTGGTGGAACAGGACCTACCGGACCTGCTGGACCTCCAGGACCTTCAGGTGGAACAGGACCCGCTGGACCGACAGGACCAAGCGGTGGCACTGGACCGACAGGACCTACTGGCCCTACTGGCCCTACCGGACCTGCTGGTGGTTTTACAACTGGATCAGATGCACAAGTAAATAGTTTAGGTGTAAACACAGCAGGATCAGGAACCGCTGGTGAAATCCGAGCGACCAATAATATTACAGCTTATTATTCCGACTCACGTCTAAAAGATTTTGAAGGCCCAATTGAATCTGCACTAGATAAAGTAAAAGCTTTAACAGGTTACTATTTTAAAGAAAATGAATTAGCAAAACAATTTGGATATGATAACGACAAACGTCAAGTAGGTGTTAGTGCTCAAGAAGTGGAAAATGTTTTACCTGAAGTAGTTACTGAAGCACCATTCAATTCTGAATATAAAAGTGTTTGGTATGAAAAACTTGTCCCTCTATTGATAGAAGCAATCAAAGAATTAGACGACAAGATAAAGGATAAATAATGTCATTTGGTTTTACACCCTTTGCGGCTGCACCTTTTTCTAGTCAAGCAGTTGTTGGTACATCAGCGACTATCAACGTAACAGGCGTCTCATTAACTGCTACTGTTAGTAATTCATATACTGTACAAAAAACTCACTTTGTAGATGGTTTTTCTTTAACATCAAACACAGGAACACTAACAACAAAACTTGCTCCAACCATAGCAAGTAATTCTATTACATCAAATGTAGGAACAGTAGCGATAAGCGCTGGACAAACAGTTACGCTAACAGGCAATGCATTAAACGTTACTTTAGGAGCTGTTGTACCTGAGCTAAATGTCAACGTTACAGGTAATGCTGTCACCTCAAATGTAGGAACTGCTACTGCAACAGGCACCGCGGTTGCTGCAGTTACAGGAACAAGTTCTACTTTATCAGCAGGAACAGTATCGACAGTTGCTAACGCAAATATTGCAGTTACAGGAACAAGTTCTACTGTAACTTTAGGGTCTGTAGAAGAACTACTTGCTCCAACTATTGCAGGTAATTCTCTTACAGCTTCACTTGGAACAGTAGCCATAGCACTAGATCAAACTATTTCAGTAACAGGAACTTCTTCTACTCTATCTGCAGGAACAGTTGTAGCAAAACTTGCTCCAACCATAGCAAGTAATTCTCTTACGTCAACCGTTGGAACAGCAACCATAGCTTCAGGGGCATCAGTAACTCTATCTGGACTAAGTACAAGTTTATCGCTAAATAGCATAACTCCAAAACTTGCCCCAACTATTGCCGGACAAAGTTTGTCAACAAGCGTAAACAGCGTATCAATCACGCTTTCTCCTACAGCCGCAGTTACAGGAGAAAGTTTAACTTTAACAACAAACCCATTATCTGTCTTTACATGGAGTCAAGTTGATGATACAACTACTGGAGGTGCAACTTGGTCAGACGTATCGACTACAGGATCTGGCGGTAGTAGCTGGTCAGATGTATCAACTACAGGAGCTGGCGGTGCAACTTGGTCAGATGTATCAACTACAGGAGCTGGAGGAGGCTCTTATAGTGAAGTAGATTCAACAACAGGAGCTGGCGGTAGTAGCTGGCAAGAGGTAGCGTAATATGACATCAACATATTCAACCCGTTTAAAAGCGGAACTAATAGGCTCAGGAGAACAAGCAAACGCTTGGGGTAATACAACTAACAACACATTTAGTAGAACATTTGAAGAAGCAATCTCTAATGTATATGAAAAAAGTTTAGGGGCTGTTTCTAGTCCTTACGATTTAACAAACAGTGATGGTCCGGTTACAGAAGCAAACAATGAAATGCGTCAAGCAGCGATTCGTTTTTCTGGGCACACTACAGCTTTTGTAATCAGACAACCACAAGCAAACGTTGGTAATGGTTATGAAAGAATTTATACAATTATAAATGATGGTACTGATAATGGTACTATACAGCTTAAGCTAGGGACAGGAGGTAATACTTCAGATATCATACCTCCAGGAGGCAGAGCTATTCTTGCAACTAACGGTACTGATTGGTACACGATTGCTGGTGGTGGAAGTGTTAGTGGTAGCACATGGAGATCTATAACTGCTTCAACAGATAATGTTTTTAGTGGAGAAAAAATATTTGTAGACACTACATCAAACACTATAACTCTAACTTTGCCAGCTGCTCCCGCAGTTGGAGATGAAATTACATTTCTAGATAAAGCAGATACTTTTGACAGTAATGCACTAACCATAAATCCAAACGGTAAAAAGATATTTGGAGCAACTGCAAATGGAACAGTTTCAACAGAAGGCGCTGCATTTACAGTTGTATTTACAGGAGATACTAACGGCTGGAAACTAACGGAGAAATAATATGGCAACTTATGAATCAAAAAAATATGACACCCCTATATCTGACGCTACTAAAATTGCTGACGGTTCAGTAAACAATACTGAGTTTCAATATATAAACAGTTTATCTTCAAACGCACAAACTCAGATAACTGCTAGACTACCACTTGCTGGTGGAACGATGACCGGGGATTTAAATTTCGGTGATAACGTAGATATTAATTTTGGTGACGGTACAGATTTAAAAATACTTCATGATGGTAGTAACAGTATTATACAAGACGCTGGTACAGGAGATTTAGTTTTAGCTGGGGACAATGTACAAATAACAAACTCAGCACAGTCCGAAAATCAAGCTATATTTACATCAAACGGCGCTGTTGAGCTATACCATAATAATGCAAAAAAAATAGAAACCAGTGCGACGGGAGTGACCATTACCGGGGTTGCGGCTGCAACTACAGTCACTGGAGATGGTTCAGGTTTAACTGCTTTGAACGGATCAAACATATCTTCAGGCACAGTTGCCGATGCTAGAATATCAACTTTAACCGCTAGCAAACTAACAGGAGCTTTACCTGCAATCGATGGATCAAACTTAACAGGCCTTGATGTAGTTCCTAGTGCAGCGGATTCTGTTGGAGCTATAAGAGCTTTTGCTCTGTTTTCTACCAACACAAATACACCAACAGATACTACAATAAGTGCTACAAGTGAAATTACTCCAGCTACCTATGAATCAGGATCTTCCGCACCTTTACAGCTTGCTATTGATCCACCTGTTGGCGCAGCTTGGCTAGGTTTCTCAGTAAGTGGTTCACGTGCTATAACTGGTAAAACTAGAACTACTGTATCTGGAACATGGAGAGCTCTTACTACAGGTCAGCTTACATCTTCAGATCCTCCAGGACCAGCAGCTGCTTCTGCTTCTAGTACAGCTTTCTTAGCTCAAAGAATTTCGTAATGACTTTAATAAAAGCTCAATTTGCTCCGGGAATAGATAAGCAAACTTCTACCTATGGTGCGGAAGGTAAATGGGTTGATTCTAAAAATGTAAGATTTAGAACAGGACTACCAGAAAAAATTGGTGGTTGGGAAAAAGTAGTTGATAAAAATATTGCAGGAGCGGTTAGAGGAATTAAAGCATGGGTGTCAAACATAGGTGTACGTTACGTAGCTTTAGGAACAGATAGAAAATTATATGTTTACTCTGAAGGTGTTTTTTATGACATTACACCAATTAGAAAAACAACTAGTTCTCTTGCAAATCCTTTCACAACAAACGGAACTACAACAGTTAGTGTTGCAGACTCTGGACACGGCGCCGTGGTCGGTGATTTTGTAACCTTTGATAGTTACTCAGCTATTGATGGTTTGGACATGAACAATGAATTTGAAGTGACCTCCGTTACTAGTTCTAGTGTATATACAGTTACACATACAAGCGCGGCTAGCGGTTCAACATCAGGTGGTGGTGGAACGGGGAACGCGAATTATCAAATAAATGTTGGAACAAATGTATCTACATTTGGTTATGGTTGGGGAGTTGGTGCCTGGAACGTTAGTACTTGGAACACGCCACGTGCCACTTCAACAGTTGCACTAGAAGCAAGCTATTGGTCACTGGATACTTTTGGTGAAGATCTGTTAGCTATACGTAATAATGATAAGTTGTATCGTTGGGATTTATCAGCTGGTACTGGAACGCGGGCCGCGGCTGTTGCTGGAGCTCCAGAAACAAATAGATTGTGTTTAGTGTCTTCACCTGACAGACATATATTTTTATTTGGAACAGAAGTAACTATTGGAAACACTTCAACACAAGATGATTTATTTTTAAGATTTTCTTCACAAGAAGATTTTAGTACATGGGCACCAACAAGTGAAAATACTGCAGGTACTTTTAGAATACAGGACGGTTCAAAAATTGTATCAGCAATTAGATCTAGGGGATCTATTTTAGTATGGACAGATACAGCGCTACACTCTCTTAACAATATCGGTCCGCCTTTTATTTTTGGTTTAAATCAAATTGGTGCAAACTGTGGAGCAGTGTCACCTAATTCAGTTGTTGATGTTAATGGTGTTTCTTTTTGGATGTCGCAAACAGCTTTCTATATGTTTGACGGTGCAATTAAAAAACTAGATTGTACGGTTCAAGATTTTGTATTTGATGATATTGATGAAGTTGCGCAAGGACAAGTAGCAGCTGCAGTTAATACAGACTTTAACGAAGTAACTTGGTTTTATCCAAGTGACGGTGCTTCTTTTTTAGACAAATCAGTTACATATAATTATTTAGAAAACGTTTGGTACACTAACG